GGTCGAATAATTCTTCAAGATCTTAACGTCGCCCTGTCTAGCAACTTCAAAGAGATGCAAAAGAACCGACCAATGTCGAACTTTGTGGAGAACGTCGAAGAATACCGTCCGTGGATCGTTGACCTTCTGAAGAATGAGCATGTGGTTTTAGTAACAGCACGCTCAGTTGCTTACGAAGACATGACTCTGGAAAGAATCAAAAGCCAAACTGGCTGGATGCCAGACGACTGGTGCTTCAACCCCTGGGAAGATCCAGGTGGCAAAGGTGCATTGAGGGCACACCGTGCGAAAGCCAAATATTTGAAGGAAGTAATTTTTCCGAAATATGGTGATGACCCTTCGATGTATTTTGCTATTGAGTCAAACAAGTACTCTCGGTCGATGTACAAAGCGAACGGCATTGAGTGCCGTGACGCTAACCGTGACGATTCGCAACCCTGGAAGACTTTATTGCCGTAGGCTTTAACGTATGACAAAGGGGTTCACGTTAGAGGGGTATGACGCTAAAGGGATCATACGGAATGCCGATCGGGTTGCAAAATATTTTGTAGAACATTCAATTCTTTGTTTCAAAGATGTGGGCTTGTCTGAAACAGAATTGGAAGATGTGATGGCAGCCTTGGGGCAGGCCGCCAATTTTGACGCTGGGTCTATCTACAGAGAAACACATGAGCAGATAGATGAAAGAGTGGTTTGGCATACAGAGAATCCACACTGGCCCACTAAAGAATACTCTGATCCTCCACAGACAGTGGGGGGCTGGTCAATGCCACATAAAACCTGTCTCAAATCTGAAGGCCGTGGAGGGTTTATCGATTTTGCAGATATGTATGATGCACTCCCACCGCTTCTCAAATACTTTGCAGCCACAGAGCCCGTCTTTCTTACAACGGCTGGGGAGTGTGAATGGTTAGAAGAGGAGGCTCTCCAAGTTTGTTTAAGAGAAGCGACAGAAGACGACAACATTAGACCCCTGGCTTTACCCCATCCCGTGACTGACAGAATGACGCTAAGGCTGTCTCCAAACTTTGGGATCGGTTTATTGGACCAGTCTCTGCAACATTTAGCGATGCGACTAAAACGCTTTGTAAATGAATATGTGGAAGATCCCGCTAACCAATTTTGGTGGGATTGGGAAGAAGGCGATTTTGTTTTAGTGGATCTCCACTACATGTGCCACACGGTGTCTCCGTTCCCTAAAGGGTCAAGAACTATGGTGGGGATCTTCGGTTGGTACCAAAATTAGCGTAAACTCTTCCTATGCGGGACGAAGTGGTTCAAGAGGGGCCTTGGGAGTTTGACGAGGGGGTAGCAGAAGTGTTTGAAAACATGCTGGAACGCAGTATTCCAGACTATGCAAAGATGCGTATCTCATCGTGTGCTATCGCAATTCCCGCTTTGGCTTCTGGCAAAGAATCAGATGTCAATCATGTTTTAGATGTTGGCTGTTCAAATGGGTTAGCGCTTCGTCGTCTTGATCGTTATGCAGAGTCAGAGGGACACACAATTCATCGTTTAGTGGGTATGGATATTTCTGAACCCATGTTAAAAAAAGCACAAGAGGATTGCGATGAGGAACGCTATTACTTTCTGAACCATGATCTAAGGACGCATTTCCCTTTCCCTAATGAGTCTTTTGATGTTGCAATGTGTGTTTTGACTCTTCAATTTTTACCTATTGTTCATAGGCTTCGAATAGTTGATGAAATTTACAGGGTGTTAAAACCTGGTGGACGGCTTGTGTTTGTTGAGAAGGTATTAGGGGAGTCTCGGTTAGATCAAGATATGGTTGACATATACTATGACCACAAGAGGGAAATGGGTTACACAGAAGAACAAATAGAACGTAAGCGGCTCAGTTTAGAAGGTGTTATGACTCCAATTACTGCTAAATGGAATGAAGAATTACTACAGAAGGCTGGCTTTCACACGGTTGATTCTTTTTGGCGTTGGATGAACTTTGCAGGTTGGGTGGCAATAAAATGAAAGACCCAGCACAATTAAGACCCAAAGGCCCCCTTCAACTCCCTAAAGAGAAGCGAGAGACTTTACTGAAACTAATTTCAGCGGGGAACTACCAGCGCACTGCTTGCAGAGCAGCAGGAGTTTCAGAGTGGACATTCCACGACTGGAAAAAGAAGGGAGACCAGGCACGTGAAGATAAAGAAAACGGAATTGCTCTCACCGAAGTCCAAGAAGAACTTCTCTGGTTTGTGGATGAACTTGACGAAGCCAGAGCAAAAGCAGAAGCAGCATTGGTCGCACGTTGGTACACAGAAGCAGCAGACGGAGATTGGCGAGCGGCTGAGAGGTTCCTGGCAAAAGCGTTCCCAGAAAGATGGGCTGACCCTGCAACTCGTTTGGAAGTTACAGGCGCACAAGGGGGACCAGTAGCCCAGTTATCAGCCCATATGCACGTTCTCACAGAAGCCGATGGGGACAAACAACGTAAAGTATTAGAGGCTTTAGTGGAATCAGGAGATTTACCAAAAGACGTATTGGAGGCGTGGGATGGAGAAGACGACGGAGACGAGGGACAAATTATCGACGCTAATGTCGTGGAAGAAGCCGTGCAACATATACCTGCCGCACAACCCTCACCCGAAACAGCAAGCGTTCCTGACGTGGACGACGACTAGAGAAGCATTATTTGGGGGTGCCGCAGGTGGTGGAAAATCAGACACGCTACTACTTGCCGCTCTTCAATACGCATGTGTCCCTGGATACTCTGCTCTTTTACTCAGGCAGACGTTCCCTCAGTTATCTGGTCCAGATGGGTTCATCGATAGAACGACAGAATGGTTAAATGAAACTGGTGCTTCTTACAACGTAACTAACAAAAGGTGGACGTTCCCGTCAGGCTCAACTTTGACATTAGGTCATTGTGAACGTGATGAAGACCGGTACAACTTCCAGTCATTCGCATATCAGTTTGTAGGGGCAGATGAGTTAACCCAGTGGTCCACAGACAGAGTGTATTTGTATGTCGGTTTTTCTCGTGTGCGTAAACCCAACCCTGACCCATCCCTAAGGGCTTGCCCTGATTGTGGGATGACAGTGGCAGATGTCCCTTTAAGGGTTAGGGCGGCTACAAACCCTGGAGGGCGAGGCAACGATTGGGTTTATGAAAGGTTCGTAGTTAACTCAACTGGCGACCGTAAATTTATGCCCGCACGAATTTCGGATAACCCTTCTCTTGACAGGGAAGCATACGTTGAAAGCCTCCAAGAACTAGACGCCGTTGAACGGGCAAGGCTATTAGACGGCAACTGGGAGGTAACAGAGAAGGGTGGGATGTTCGAAACTGCCTGGTTCGACATGGTTATGGAAGGAGATATCCCAGAACGTGAGTCAATGAAAAAAATTAGATTCTGGGATTTAGCCGCAACAGCAGACGCTAAAGGTAAAGATCCCGACTGGACAGTTGGTGCGCTAGTCGGCATATCCGCTGGGAGGTATTACGTTTTAGATATACAAAGAATGCGTGGCACTCCAGCGGAGGTCGAAAGGCGCATTGTTATGACAGCACAACAAGACGATTCCAAAACAGATATTTGGATGGAACAAGAACCAGGGGCAAGTGGCGTGAACACAATTGACTACTATGCACGTAATGTTCTTTTAGGTTTCCCCTTCAAGGGGGTTAGATCTTCAGGTACTAAAGAAGAAAGAGCCAGAGTGTTCTCTTCTGCCTGTGAAATGGGTAACGTAAAATTGTTGACGGGCAGATGGACGAAAGACTTAATTGATGAATGTGTGCAATTCCCTAAAGGAAGCCACGACGATCAAGTTGACGCTGTTTCGGGAGCAATTAACCATTTATCGAAAAAGAAAGCCAAGGTGCGATTGATTTTATGAATCCGTATGAGATGCAAAGACGGATGGCGAAAGCCTGTGCTTTAGCAGACAAAGCAGAACAACTAGGCTTCCTGGCAGATGAGTTAGCAGTAGAACACCCTAAAGGAAGAGAGACTCTTGCCAAGATGTGCGGGGTCAAACCACCCTCTTCAGAAACCTGGGGAATGGCTGTGGATTTACTCGCCAAGAGGACCGCTTACCATGGTAAAGGCGGTTTAGATGACCCTAAGTTCATTCAACGGCTCGGTGCTATGGCTGTAAGAATCACTGAGACATTGGATAGGAACAACCTAGATAGTGGCGAAGCAGAGAACCTTACCAAAAGTGAAAAGCGGTTAGTTGCGAAACTGTCCAAGGCTGATGCCGATGAAACGACATTTGACCTTGGACAGAAATTTTTAGAAATGCGGGAAACCCATAGGCATTCTAAAATCGGTGGAAGTAACTCTTAAGAATTTCTCGTTCTAGAGAATCAGATAGACGTTGCCCTCTGTAGTTCGAGTACACTTGTTTACGACTGAATAATTGTCGAACAAAGCGCTTTAACATTGATATATCACCTCCTAAAACCAGTATTAGCCAAGTATCTAAACTACAAGTTTGAGACGGATAGGGACACTACAAAAGGTGTGAATTCGGTTACACCATGATGAACACTTATCATCAGGAACGGATTTGGTCTCCTGCTCAGTGTGAAGAGGCCATGCGGTTAGCCAATAAAAACGGGTTTCGCCCTGGGGTTTTATCTGCGGCAAACAATCTCCCTGAAGGTGTATTCCCAGACATTAGAAAATGTATGAATTCGAGGATTACTTATAAAACAGGACCAGATTTAGTTCAGAGTGTTTATGACTATGTAGTCAGGATAAACCAATGGGGATTCGAGTTGCTTGACGAACCACCTCAGTTAGAGATTTTGGCTTACAAAGGCGAAGGTCACTTTATGAGACATACCGACTGGGGTGGCATGAACTCTCGGAGGAAGATATCTGTTTCGATTCAACTATCAGACCCAGAAGGTTACGAAGGATGTGACCTTCTTCTTTATGATGGGCCATTTGGGGAAGTAGAAGCCAGCAAGGAAAAAGGTGTCGCTATTGCTTTCCCTTCATGGACTCTGCACGAGGTAACACCCCTAATCTCTGGGGAACGGGTAGTTGCTGTGGCATGGTTCCTGGGGCCTCAGTCATATCGCTAGCCCTTTCAACTAAGAACGGGTCAT